AAAGGCTACGAACTTAATGGGCTCAGTAATGGGCCCATTTTTTGTGCCTAGTTCCCAAACGGGGCATTGATAGGATGAGCCTCTATGGAACCGAGTTTCTTAACGATGCAAAAGAGATGATCGCGGACTTCGGCGTGGCCGGAACCGCCAACTCTGGCGCCATTACCTTCCAGTGCCTTATCTCCGACCCCGCCGTGATGACCGTCCTCGAAGCAGGCGGGTATATGGAGCGGACCCAGTACTCGGTCAGGATGCCCGCTGTAACGGCCTCTTGGACCCTGCCAGACGGGTCTAATGGCTCATCGGCGGCCCTACTGTCGGCAGGCGTCCCCATCGCCAGCCTAGGCCAGGGGAAGAAAATCGTCGCCGGCGGGAAGACCGTCCGCATCACGACCCAGACGCACAAGCCCGGGTCGGCATGGATCACGCTCGTCGTCATCGACGATAACCAGTAAAGCCGTGGTCAAGGTCACCATTGAGCCCAAGTCTCAGGCTGACTTCCTTGCCGCCATACAGAAGTACGCGACTAGGTCCAAGCAGACCCTGAAGGACGCCACGCTCGAGCAGGCCGCCTTGGCTTGCCAAGACGCGGCAAGGTTTACACCGCCCCTGGCTAAGGGTGGGGGCAAGGGGCTAGACCCCGCAGCTGGTAAGGCAGGCGAGAGGGCGGTTGACCGAGATGTCGGCAAAGTCATTACCTCTCTCAATGGCGGGACCAAGAAGACCCAACAGGCCCGGCTCATCAAGCGCCTCGGCTCGCTTTCTCTTAGCGACAACCCTGCCCTTTTCTGGAAGGTAGCGGCCAAGGGCTCGAGCATCCTAAACGGTAATCCATTCCTGGCTAAGGTACTCTCAGACCGTTACAACGGCTTTGGTACCGTCTGGGGCTTCAAGAAACTGCGTAACTACTTCAACAGGATTGGCACCAAGGTCGCCAATGAAGCGACAAATCAGGCTTACCTGCAAAGCCCGGGCGAAATCAACGCCATCTACAAACCTGTCTACAACCGCACCGGCGGGCGTCTCTGGAAGCAAGGCCGTAACGTTAGCGGCGTTAACTGGATGTTTAAGTACGTCGCCGAGAATAAGGGCGACATCGAGACCTACGTCGCCCAGCGCCAGCAAACTGTCGGCGCCATCAAGTCAGGCTGGGCCATGGCGCTTCGCTCCCTTGCCAAGCCCATAATTAATGGCGTCCCTAAAGACTTCGGAGTCGAGCTGCTCAAGACCGCTTGGATCACAAGGCACACCTCAGTCCCTGGTCGAAACACTTCCACCTTTACCGACAAGATTGCCGAGGTAACAATCACCAACAGCAAAGGCAACGTCAACGGCATCGCCGATCAGGCTGGTGTCCTCGGCCTCGTCTACGGCAACCGCGTCAAGCAAATGCCCGGACGCATCCGCCACTTGCTCCAGCTCGACATCAACAAATTTAACAACAAAACATAACAATGGGAACCCGCTCCATCCGTCACATCGTCGAGGCCACCGTCGCGACCTACCTCTCGACCCAGACCGGGCTGACCGCCGTTACGTTCCTCACGGGCGACAACGCGGCCACCCAGACCTTACCCAAGGCCGTGGTCCTCTGCGAAGCCGCCCGGGCACCGTCCGACCTCCCCGAAGGCGAAGGCAACTTCTCCTGCTCGGTCCGCATCACCCTTTTCTCGAACGCCGACGACACGACCCTCGCCGATCACCGCGCCCGCTGCGCTGCCCTATCCGGCAATATGCGTGACCTGACCTCCATCAAGGCGGCCTTTACGGCCACGGGGGACGCGTCCTGCTATGACGTCACGATGCAGTCCGAAGACGAGGGCATCGACGAGCGCTCCTGGGCGACCTCGTTCACCTTCGACATCCTGACCGTCTTCCCCGCGTAAGGTTACCAAACCAAGCATATTCAAATGGCCGCTATCTCTAACGGAACGACCTGCCTCTACGGTGTTGCGGGCACTGTCACCAACCTTTTCGTGCAGTCCTACAGCCTGTCCTCCTCGTTTAACGCCGAGGCCACGGTGGTCAACGAAGACGGCCTGACCAAGACCCACCGCCTCGACGATCGTAAGTCCGAGATTACCATCGAAGGTATCTGCAAGACCTCCTCGATGCCGGTCCTCGGCGTTGCTCTCAGCTTCACGCTCAACGCTCAGACTGCCTATCCGGCTGGCGCGGCATCTGTTTCCTTTGCCGGTACGGTTACTAAGATTGATGAGAAGGGCTCTAACAAGGGCTTCACCGCAGTCACCGTGACGGCCATTGACTACGAAGGCATCACGCCTGCCTAATTGACTTTGCCCCAAGTGGGCTACACTAGGCGGCATGGACAAACGGTTCCTCGCGGCCATGATAGACCCGGCGCCTCTTCCGAGGTTTCTGGGTCGAACTCTTTACCCGTGGTGCCTCAAGTACCGGGTGCGCCTGATGGCCTTCGACTCGCCCCTGGTCACTGGCTCTCGCGGCATCACGCCTGCCGACCTTATCTTCGCTTGTCAGGTATGCGCCGAAGAACCCCTGGGCGACATAGGATGGCGCGATCAGCTCAGGATGATGCACCTGTCCCGCAACCCTGCCAAGTTCGAGCGCCTTCTGGAAGCCTTTGCCGGCTACATCCTAGTTCAAGACTGGCCTAAGTTCTGGGAGCAGACGAAGAAGAGCAGCGGAGGAAGCAAGGGCGTCCCGTGGCCCTTGTCTATCGTCGCCAACCTTATCACCAGCGGCATCGACGAGAAGCGCGCGTGGGAGATGCCGGAGTGTCAGGCCATCTGGCTTAACTCCGCCCTGGCTATCTCCAAAGGTGCGGAAGTGGCGATCATGTCGCCCGAGGAAGAAGCCTTCATGGCAGAGGAGGAGGCTAAGGAGGCCGCGGCAACCGCTTCCAATCCTGCAAAGGAAACCCCCTGACGATGGCACAAGACCTGACAGTCAACATCAAGACCACCTCCGACGTCCCGCAGGCGATGGACAAAGCCAAGGCCGCAACGGTCGGCTTCGGCAAACAGGTCGACGACGTAAACAGGAAGTTTAGCACCGCGTTTAAAGACATCGCATTTGCATATGTGGCTCCGCTAATCTTACTCAATAAGGCTATCGGTATGATTTCAGACAGCATTGAGAAATCAAAACAAGAAATTAAAGACCTCCGCGAGTTTTCAGCGACTAGCGATTCAAAGTTCCTTGACCCTAAGACCAAGTATTTGGCAAACCTGCGCGTCGCTACTGATCGTGAGCGCATGGAGCGAGGCATGGCCCCAAAGGCTACTACCGAAGAGTATGCGTATTTTCTTCAAAACGACCCACGCTCTGGGCAGGTGCTGCAAAGTGCTGGCTTAGGAGCAAACCTTAAAGCCCTTGTCGCTGGCGTTTTTTCAAGCGGAGACGAAGGAGCTGCTAAATCGCTTGCATCTAATCCTGAAATCAAGGCAGCCATTGACAGCATCATTGAAAAGGCCGCCAGTGAAGCTGCGACTAAAGGCACAGAGTCAGCAAAGAAAGATCAAAACTTCAAAGGCCCCGAGGGCTTCTCCAACGTCGTCGGCGTAGGCGCCAACCCGGTGCTTGAGGCCATGAGCTCTCAGCTCGAAGAAGCCCAGAAGCAGACCGCGCTGCTCCAGCAGATTGCCTCCAAGGGCACCGACACTCAAACCGACTTTACCAAAGACTCTAAATAATCATGGCACGCATCGACAACGGAGACGCCTTAGCAACCGCAATGCTCCAGCCTGGAGCAAAGTTCCAGTCTGATGGCTTTGGCCTCGTGACTGCCACGCTTGTCTACAAGGAAGACACGAATGGCTCCAGCGCCTTTCTTGCTCGCGGCCAAGCGTGCCCGGTATCTGGATTTTCTTTCTGCAAAGTCCACAAGGCTAATACCAGCGTAGATGCTCTCGGCCTTTCAACTTACACAGTTGACTACGCAGGCATTGGATCTGGCGGCGTCGATAGCACACTTACCATTCCTCAAGTCGGCGTGACTCGTGGTCTTACCTCCGAGCACATCAGCACGCACGAGAACTTCTTTACGGCCAGCACCGGCATTGCAGGCCCGACACCCTTCACTGCGTCGACCATTGTCGCGACTGAGTTTAAAGGGCTTAACGGAGCCCACTTTGAAAAGGCCACAGGTGGCAAGTTCCTAGGGTTTAAAGACCCGGCCTCTCCGCTCTACTACGGCAAGACAAACTACCTTGCCCCGCAGACTTCCTTCTCAGGCTTCTTTTACACTACCGTTGACGCCACAGCCAAGGCACTTGTCTTACTGGTCGGTAAAACCAGCGCTACCGGCACCTTTGCTAGTATCGCTATGCTGCCGTCCTACATGGGCACCTCCTTCGTCACGGCCACTGGCTCGCGCAATCAGCTGCTCCTGGCTCAGGTCAACGTCGAGGACTTTGCATTGCTTCGCAAGGTCAACTACGAGATCCGCTACAACCGTGACGGCTACGTCGCCGCGGTCTACCCGACCGCCTAATCATGCAACCCGGAGTCGGCTATCGTTTCTCGTCCTCCTCGTCTGGCATCACTCTGGACATCGGTGATCCGTGGCCTGAACCGACGGTCTCAAACTACCGCCCATTGAACCCTGAAATTGTAGGCGACAAGGTCTACGTCACTCCTGGTACGGTCAACCGCGTGGTGCCCCTTATCGGCGTTACGGCTTTAGACGCAAGCACGCCCCCCTTCATTACTGTCACCGCTGAAGGCTACATCACGATTAGGTTGGAGTATGTCCCAGCGACCTTCTTCCCGCGCTCTGCCGAGATTGTCTTTTACGCTGGGTCGGTTACACCTGCCGACACCGTGACCTATGGCTATTACCCATTGGCAAAGGTCAACTCAGTGACGGTCGGACCGACTACGACCTACTCGCTGATTTTGTTATCCTACGGCAACTTCGTCTGCAACCGGCTACAGTCAGGCGCTAACCCTGCCGCTTGGTACTGGGCCACGATTACTCCGCAGCCCGGAGTTTAAGGCCATGTCGTACACGGTCTGGAACAACGTCACGTCGTATCCGGTCAATACAATCGTCTCGTTTAACGAGTTGTTATATATCGCTACGTTCTACCACGACCCTGCCAGCACAGCGGCGCCTAACGTAGAGACTGGCCTGCACCCTTCTAACCCTGGCCTATTCGGACTTCAACGCAGCTGGACGCTCTACAGCACTTTGCCGACTGGCTACAGCGCGTCTGATTTTGTACCTGACGTAAACATTTTAACAAAGCCAGTAGACGTAAATGACCAGTATTTTTTCCTTGGTGCTACTGTCCCTGGCATCTATGGCAACGATCAGGGCATCGCCCAAGACTACTATCAAGGCACATCGAACAACCCGACCACCCCTTGCCCTGCCAATAAGTGTATTCTGATGGTCACGAACGGTCTAGTTTACGGTAACGCATTCCAAGAGATTAGGTCTATTATGAACCCAGTCATTGGACCGGGCGGCTACTACATTGACGGCCCTACCAATTACCCTGCGATTGATACCCTTTACGTCTGGTGGGGTATTCAGGCCGCCTACGGCTTCCGCAGGAGCGTAACACTTTACTGCGACACAATAGACGCGAGCGGCAATCCACTTTTGCAGACCCAAACCTTTACCCCTACAGACGATAACTATAACGTAGGGCCTTCTACCGCGATTGCGTGGTACGCCCCGGGCAATCAGTCGACGACCTTTACTTCGTATTCTGGCGTCTTCACATTATACAGCGCGTACGAGATAGACGCCAACGACTGACCCCCCCACCCCCTGCTACCAATCAGGGCAACATTAAGACCCGATGAGCTGCAACACCGTCACCTTTAAGCGCGGCACCTCCTTTGGGACGTCTGTTGC